TTCTATCCTATTTGGCATCATCAGTTTGATGATCTTATTGTTCTTAAGAACAATCAAGGAACAGAAGAAACCCGTGTCCGGCACATGGACTATGGGGTTGTTCTTTCCGCATTTTTCTGGAGACGATTCAAGAACAAAGAAAACATAACTTTTTTTGACCCCAACGAAGTACCTGAACTGTACGAAGCGTTCTATGCCAACACTGAACGCTTTGAAAAACTTTATGTTGAATATGAAAAGCGTCGGGACCTGCGTACCAAGACCATGAGCGCAGAAGAAGTGTTCAAGTCAGGCATACTCAAAGAGCGAACAGACACCGGACGTATCTATCTAGTGTTCATTGACAACGTTCAGAATCAAGGACCGTTTGATACTGAATACCATACCATTTACCAGAGTAATCTTTGCTGTGAAATTCTCTTGCCTACGAAACCGTTTAAGCGCCTGGATGATCCTGCAGGGCGAATTGCCCTCTGTACGCTGGGAAGTATTAACTGGGGTGCATTCCGAAATCCTGAGGACATGCGGAGAGCTTGTAGAATTCTGCAGAGATCCTTGTGTAATATTCTTGACTACCAAGACTTCCTGTCAATCCAAAGCCAGTTATCAAATGACGAAATCCAGCCGCTTGGTATCGGTATTACTAACCTGGCTTACTGGCATGCCAAGCGCGGACTCCAATATGGTAACAAGGACGCTTTGGCCGAAGTCAAGTCGTGGATGGAACATCAGGCTTTCTACCTTACCGAAGCCACAGTTGAGCTTGCTAAGGAGCGGGGCCGTTGCAAAGATTCGGACCGCACCTGGTACGGTCGTGGTATCTTTCCTTGGGAACGACGTGCTAAAGGGGTCAACGAACTCACCGACTTCTCTCCTGAACTGAACTGGGAAAGTCTACGTGCTGACATGCGGGCATACGGTGTGCGTAACGCCACACTGATGGCCATTGCACCGGTAGAGTCTAGTAGTGTAGTAATCAACTCTACCAATGGCATTGAAATGCCCATGAGCCTGATCTCTGTAAAAGAATCCAAAGCAGGATCGTTAACACAAGTGGTGCCCGAGTACCACAAGTTGAAAAACAAATATCAAATGATGTGGGCGCAGAAAGACTGTGATGGTTACTTGAAAACAGCGGCTGTGTTGGCGGCCTATGTGGATCAAAGTATCAGCACAAATACTTTTTATAACCCGGCACACTTTGCGGATCGCAAGATACCAACCACCCTGATTGCAAAAAATCTAATGCAGGCACATCACTGGGGAATCAAGACCTTCTATTACAGTTTGGTGAACAAACAAGGTAGCAAACAAGTGGACAACGAATCTGCACCTCTTGAAGCGATTGACTTTGATCTTGAAGAAGATTGCATCGCTTGCAAGCTATGAACAGCATAGAAAAGATCTGGGCCCGGGCCACCGGGCACTTGATGGGTGAATCAGATCATGATCGTCCAGATGTGCCTATACTGACCTTGCGAGAAGCCCGAATAGCCTTGTTTTTCAAAACGTTTTGGGTCGTAATACATGTGGTGACCTGTGGCTTTATTATTGCTGGCGTTATAAGACACTGGAACAATTAGTATGTTAGAAACCTGTTGTGATATATTAGTAGATGCGTACAAACGCAATTGGATAACCAGTAGAGATGGCAACATCTCTATTCGTCATCACGACCGTGATCACTTTTATATCACGCCGTCGGGTGTGCGCAAGCAGACAATGCAACCGGATCAATTCAAAAAGATTGGCATTGAAAAAGGTTATTATGATCAGCCACCTCGGCCATATCATGTAAGCAAAGAATTGGTATATACTGACATTAGTAAAAATCTAAGGCCCAGTGGAGAACTTCCACTACACTTTGGACTGCAAAAAGAAATGGGACAACACAAGGATGATGTGCGAGTAGTTGTACATGTTCATCCCACTTACTGTATTGCGGCCATGCATGCTGGCATTGATTTAAGCACCATCAGCGATAGTTTTCCAGAACTCAATCGTTATACAAGGGTTGCACCCAATGTAGGCGATGTGGCACCTATCAGTCAAGAACTTGCTGACAAGTGCCACGAGAATTTACAATTAGATAGAGATGGAAACATTGCCTATGATATCGTGGGCATTAAAGGACATGGGGTTGTGGCCATTGATGTCACGCCATGGCGTGCCTATGAGCACATTGAAAGATTAGAACATATTTGCAAGATAGTTCTTGCATCAGGAAAACACAAATGAGTCGAGCACAATACAATTTAAAAACAAAAACAGATTATCTCAATAGAAAGATGTTCTTGGACCCAGCAGGTCCAGTAACAGTACAACGATTCGAAGAAGTCAAGTACAACAAACTGGTCAAGTATGAACAAGAAGCACGTGGTTTCTTTTGGGTGCCAGAAGAGATCAGTTTGACCAAAGACGCACAAGATTTCAAAGACGCCAGCGATACCGTCAAGCATATCTTTACGTCAAACTTGCTACGTCAAACCGCCCTGGATAGTTTGCAAGGACGTGGTCCCAGTCAAATCTTCACACCTGTGGTGTCAATTCCAGAACTAGAAGCCTTGGTCTACAACTGGACATTCTTTGAAACTAACATTCACTCACGTAGTTACAGTCACATCATTCGCAACATCTACAATGTGCCCAAGGATGTGTTCAACACAATTCACGACACACAAGAGATTGTAGACATGGCATCCAGTGTGGGTAACTACTATGATCGACTGCACATGATCAACTGTCGCAAAGAGTTGCTGGAAGAGTTTCCTGAACATGAACACATCCGAGCCATCTGGCTAGCACTCAATGCAAGTTATGCTCTAGAAGCATTCCGATTCATGGTTTCATTTGCCACCAGCCTGGCCATGGTAGAGAATCGTATCTTCATTGGCAATGGCAATATTATTCAATTGATCCTGCAAGATGAGGTGTTGCACAAAGAATGGACCGGTTGGTTGATTAATCAAGTGGTCAAAGAAGATGCTCGTTTTGCCGCGGTCAAGGCCGAATGTGAAGGCGAAGTATATCAAATGTACCTAGATGTGATCCGTGAAGAAAAGGCCTGGGCTGACTATTTGTTCAACAAGGGTCCAGTGATCGGACTCAACGCAAACATTCTCAAAGACTTTGTGGATTTCACAGCATTCAACGCACTCAAAGAAATTGGGATCAAGTACGCAGAAGAACATCCACGTTCAACACCTATTCCTTGGTTTACCAAACACGTGGACACCAGCAAGAAACAAACTGCACTCCAGGAGAATGAATCAACTAACTATGTTATTGGTGTCATGAGTGACAGTATTGATTACGACGAGTTACCAGAACTATAACAAGGAGAAAATATGAAAGCCATTGTATGGAGCAAATATCACTGCCCTTACTGCGACCAGGCCAAGGCCTTGCTCACACAAAAAGGTATTGCGTTTGAAGAAAAGAAAATTGGTGATGGATACACCAAAGAAGACCTATTAGAAGCAGTTCCAAATGCTCGCACCGTGCCACAAATATTTCTTGGTGAAGAGCTAGTGGGAGGCTTTAATGAGCTTAGACAACGTCTCGCTTGACAGTATCACAATAGACTGGTTTCAACAAAATATTCCGGACTTTGAGACCAAGCCATTTTTTACTGCTGATTGGTTTTCAAACGGCTTGGTAAATTTTAACTTTGTCAAAGAACACGCTGAACAAAAGCTATCTAGTATCTTGGAGATTGGTTCGCACGAAGGTCGTGCCACTTGTTGGATGCTGGAAAACTTACTGGCTGAAGATGGTACTATCACTTGCATTGATCCGTTTGGGAACACGCCATTGAATGCATACAAGAATGATCAATTGCCTGAACAGCGTATCATACAAGAAATACACAAGCACAACACAGATTTAACAAAGTTGCCCACACAGTCGGTTGAAGTCCTGCCTGTCATGAGTTATCATGGCCTGGCACAATTAATTGTGGACCGTCGCGAGTTTGATTTGATATATGTAGACGGAAGTCATTGTTCTGACGCTGTGTTGGCAGATGCTACTATGGCATTTGGTTTGCTTAAAAAAGAAGGCTACATGATCTTTGATGATTACTTGTGGAACGAGTCCCCGGATGTGCTGGACCATCCTAAAATGTCCATTGATGCTTTTGTTAACATGTTCCGTAAGCAAATCGCTATTGGCATGATTAACTACCAATACGTTATACAGAAAGTTTAAAATGCAATTCGAACCAAATCAAGTGTACACCTTCAAACTCAACTCCGGAGAAGAGTTGATTGCCCGTGTTGAAAAACAAGAGTTCAACTTAGGATGGCTGGTCGTCAGCGACCCTGTGAGCGTGGCTCCGGGCCCACAAGGCATGGGACTTGTGCCCTCAATGTTCACCGCAGATATCAAGCGAGAAATCCAACTAAATATCAACAGCATATCACTTTATGCCTATGCTGAAGACGCTGTCAAAATGAAATACATCGAAGCAACCACAGGCATCAAAGTTCCAGAGAAAAAACTTATATTGGGATAAAATGCCAGCAGTACAACGAGATGGTGATGCAAATGGCGCAGGGGGAGTGGTCTCTGGCGGTGTTGCATCTGTGCGTGTGAATGGCAGTCCAGTTACTGTGAACGGTAATCCTGTGAGTGCCCATGCACCTTGGGCTCGTCGTCAACATCCACCACATGCGGCTGCAAGCACCACAGGCGGCAATGGCTCTGTGAGAGCCGGCGGCGTTCCTGTTGTTACTACTGGATGTTCAGACACCTGTGGACACGCTCGTGCTGGTGGTAGTGCTGATGTAAGGGCAGGATAATGCCCAGTATTCTCAGCCCACTACAATTGACTGCGTCTGTTGCCTTGTTGCAGAATCAAGGACTAAAATCTTTTCCAGCCGCTTTGGCCACTGCTATCCAGTCTTTTAATGCCACCACAGTGATCAGCAATTTTCTTGCGGCAGTGAGTTTTTACAAAGCACAGTCGTTTGCCACCGAATCCACGCTGACCAGTTTGTTGACTATTGGGTCTAGTGTGTGCCCGGCCCTGGGCAACAGTATACCTGAAACACCTTTGGGAAGCTATCCTTACTTAGATAGCGAATACCTCATCGACTATCTTGGTGCTGTAGATGGCAGTACCATTGACCCATCAGGATTTTCAAATCTAATAGAACAAACTTGTGCGGCCTATCTTGGCAACGGTGATGCTGGTCAATTCGGTCAAGGTTTTGTGGCTGTGCAAGGCTATATTGCCAGCACCAATCAGTATATCAACAGTTCAGTAAATGTCAACCAGTATCTTGGACCCTTGTTTACTAACATGGACAATTTGGTAACAGCCAACATAGCCAGTATGACTACAGACTTGCCTAATTTTGGAGTTGACCTGGCCAACCAAGGCAACTTGTGGAACATGGGCAAGTTGGATTTGTATGGCACTCCTGCTGGACTCTTACAACAAATATCTGCATTGGCCGGCATCCGAGGACGCACAGTGCCTGATTTACAAAATGCCTTGATCAGTATGGGGCTGTCGGCTACCAACATTGCTGACCTAGTGAATGACAATCGTGTGGGCTTGAACAATCCCACTGGCCTCACACAAAACGAATTTGATAAACTACAATTGCTGGCGTATAGTGCTACTACCATGATCTCAGGAGATGCGTTAACACAGATCTTGGACATACTGGGAGTGACCACTCCCAACATCAACAGTCTTGATGACTTGTTGAATCCTGTGATCATGTTTCCATTGAGTTATGCTTCTTTGCAAACTCCCAGTCCTGACGGCGCTGTGCCTATTTTTGATTCAACTGGTGCAGTAAATTCCAGCATCACCGCAATAGTCAACAGTTACTTGCCCACAGCGTCGGGTTGTGATGAACTGGGCAAGATAATTCCACCTGCACAGGCCACTGCCAATAAAGCCATACAGGTAGCCTTTCAACAAATCAACAACATACCTGTCACTACTCTACCACGGTTGGCCGACGCAGTATTAGGCAATATTGATAATCCCTGGAACGCGACACAACCATATCTGGCCAATGCTGTTGTGGCCAATGGTGATCCTGTGCCCTCT